CAGCTCGTCTACTTCTTCATTCGTACCGACGAGCACCCCGTTGACAATGATCGCCACGCCGTCTAACTGCAGATCATCACCACCACCGACATGTACATCCTCAACGTCGAACTCTTCTGGGTACTCAGCGGACACTGCGCAGAAATTGACGAAATGTTCGAACTGAACTGCGGGATCTTGCTCTGAGGAGAATCCGTACTGATGCACGAAGGAATTGAGAAGACTCTCGGTGACCAAGTCCATAGTTGAACCTCCGAACGTCCGGAAAGTGTACCAGCAAATCAGGACCGAGGGAAGCGGACGTACACTGCTCAATTGCCGTATAACATTTTAGATTGTCTGATTGTGGGCGAAGCGCCCGCGAGACGGTCGCCGTGATTCCATATTGTGGCGTTTCTTTCAGCACTTCTTGGGCGGCGAAAAGTGTCGTGGAGAAAGTTGTGCTCCCGATGGAGTTTTCGCCACGGATGTGCCTGAGACTCCCGATGCGGTTGCGGAATTGGCCCGTCGGTCCCGAAACGCTGTGAAGCTCGGAACAACGGCTACAGTCGGACGGTGAATTTGGCGTCAACGCTTGGCACTTGCAAGGGACGGTGATGTCCTGGCCGCCAGATTCGTTCTTCTTTCAGAAGCTCACTTAGAATCCCCCCCAAAGACAGTATAGCTACCTCGGATTTGTAGAAAAAAATCAGTGATTCTTGAATCAGTACGGTCAAAGCGTATGTGTTTGAGGGTGTGGGCGGCCCTTTTCGGCGTCTCGGTTCGCTCTTGGGGGGAAACGTGCGTCCTGAATACCGGAAATATACCCAGTTTTGGGGAGATACTGCCGGAAAAAGGTCGGTTAGGATTTTCATTATGAAGGTGCCGGCGGTTGGGGCGTTTATACGGAAGTCGCTCGAGTCGTTTTCGTTCGCGCGGAAGATCGTCGAGGACGGCGAGTTCGGCGGGTCGGCGAGGCGTGTGAGCGATCCGTACCTGAGCCATGCGTGGGTGAATATCGCCGTCGGGCTCCTGATGCGGAACGTCGGGCGAGCGGATTTCAGGATCAGGCGTGACGGGGAGTTCGTGACCTCGGGTCCGGTGTACGAGCTGTTCCAGTCGGCGAACGTCGGGATGAGCCGGTTCGATCTTTGGAAACAGACCAGCGCGTGGTGGTTCCTGGAAGGCGAAGCCTTCTGGTACTACGGCGACCGCTACGGAGGAGGAGTCCCGGAGGAGATCCATGTACTGAATCCGCGGCGGATGCGGCACTGGGTGGAGAACGGCCAGGTTCGCCGGTGGTATTACGGGACTGACGAGGGGCCCGTGCCGATCCTGCCTGACGAGATGATTCATTTCAAGGAGTGGAACCCATGGAATGCCTACCGGGGAGTCATGCCTTTGATTCCGCTGTCACTTGAGATTGAGCAGGACTTTCACGCGAACCGGGCGAACACGGACCTTCTGCGAAACGATGCGATTCCGCAGGGGCTCCTGAAGACCGATCAGACGCTGCGCCCCGAGGAGGCCGACCAGCTCGAGGAGCGGTGGGAACGCAAGTACTCGCGGAGCGGGCGTCGCCGGAAAGTCGCGGTGCTCGGCAGGGGAACGGAGTTTCAGAACCTTTCCTTTTCGCCCGAGGTGGTGAAGTTCTTCGAGCTGAAGCGGTGGAACCTCTACACGATCCTCGCGAAGTACGGCATCCCGCCGCGTGTGGCGAACATCCAGGACCGGCAGGCTCCCCTTTCCGGGAAGGACACGGCCGAACAGCATGCGGCGTTCTGGAAGTACACGATCATCCCGGTGCTGAAGAACTTCGAGCAGATCCTCGAGGCGAAGTTCTTCGTCCGGTTCGGCCTTGCCGAACGGGGAGTCTTCGATCTTGCCGCGATTCCTGAGCTCCAGGAGAGCGAGGACCAGCAGAGCAAGCGGGACATTGCCGAGATCCAGAGCGGGCTGAAGACGATCAATGAGGTGCTTGCCGGGCGAGGCGTCGAGCCGAAGCCCTGGGGTGATATCTGGTACCGGCCGAAGAATCTTGTTCCAACCGGGGATGGAAGCACACCGACGAAGAGCAGCCCCCGACGGGTGGTGAGCTGATGGCAGACAGACGGGTTCTGATCGCTTCACAGTGCGGGCTCCTCAGGGCGAGTTTCGGTTGGGTGCTCACGTCGATGAAGATCGGCGAGGTGGTGGGCGAAGCGTGCATGGGCTCTGACGCGGTGCGGATGGCGCGGGAACTTGAGGTGGACTTCGTGGTGCTCGAGGGGACGCTTCCGGGCCGGGAACCGGTGGAGGTGATCCGTGAGATTCACGCGCTCGGCCTGTCGATCAAGGTGATGGTCTTCAGCCTCACCGGCAACGGGGTGATGCGCGAGCTTGGCCTTCTGTTCGCGGGTGCCGTGGCGTGCCTGACGGGCGCCGATTGCGGGTGTGAAATCGCGCGCGCCTTCGAGGTGGCGGAAAACGGGGGAAAGTACCTGGGCCGAGAGCTCGCGGAGCTGCTCGAGAGCGGAGATTGGGAGCGGGACCGGCCGGAGGCGATGCGGCTGACGCCCACTGAGCGGAGCATCCTGAAGCAGATCGCCGAAGGGTGCACGAGCAAGGAGATTGCCGAGAGGTGCTTCATTTCGGTTGAGACGGTGTACACGCACCGCAAGGCGATCAAGCGCAAGAGCGGGCTCGAGAGTATCGCGGAGATCACGCGGTACGCGGTTCGGGAAGGTTTGATCGAGCTGTAGGCGGAGGGAATCGGTATGTTCGTACGAATCGGCGGGATGGGGAACGAGGCGGTTGAGCTGAAGGAAGGGGCGTTCCTGGAGTTTCTCCGGGGCGGGAACGTGAACGCTAAAGGCGAACCGAAGGAGGAGATCGAGGTGTTCCGAAGCGGGTTCATCTTCGGTAGCGCCGGCCAGAAGGCAGTTGAGGCAGAGGGGACGCCGTGGGTGATGTCTACCTTCGACCTCGACCGGTTCGGTGAAGCCATCGATCCGGACGGCTGGGAGCTCCGAAACTTCCGGGCTAATCCGGTGGTGCAATGGGCGCACGATCACCGGATCCCCGCGATCGGGCGGGCCGAGGACGTCGCTGTGATCGACGGTGCGCTCCGGGGCCGGGTGATCTTCAACGGTCGGGAGTACGACGAGTTTGGCTGGAGCATCGGCGAGCGGGTGAGCCACGGCGTGATCCGTGCGGGGAGCGTGGGGTTCATGGTGCTGAAGGTGGATTTCCCGGACATGAAGAAGGAGCCCGACGGGCCGTCGCTCATCTACCGGAAGCAGGAACTCCTTGAGTTTTCCGCCTGCAATGTGCCTGCGCTGCCCTTCGCCCTCGCGGACCGGGGTGCGGGAAGCAGGCAGGGCGAGAAAGTGATTCGGGGCGTGTTCCGGGAGATGGGGAGGCTTGAGCAGGAGTTCGCCGATTTGAAGTTTCGGTTGTTCGAGGACGATCTCCTCGACGAGGCGAAGGGCGGCGGCAAGGGAGCGGACGGGTTCTGGGGGAACCTGATTCAGGGCGACGAGGGGGACTCGCTGAACTGATTCGCAGGATCGGCCGGACAGTCGGCCGGGGGATCGATGGTCAATTGCACAGAGGAGGGATGATGAAGGAGAACGGGGCGGTTGCGGCGGTGCTCGACAGGATCAAGGCGATGAGGAGGATCGAGAGCACGGGATTTGTAGACGAGGCGCAGGCGAAGGGCTACTTCGAGGAGAAGGAACGCTTCTTCGAGGAGATAGCCTGCGCGATCGGCGAGGTGGAGCGGAGTTCCGGCGGGGCGATCGAGGCGGTGAAAAGCACGCTCGCCTCGATTCGCGAGGAACTGAAGTACGGCGCAAGCCGGGCGAAGGAGCTTCCGCGGCGGGAGTTGTGCCGTCAGCTCGGGAGGGCGCTGGCCGCAGCGTGGACGGGAAACGTGAAGACGCTCGCCGAGCTTGCCTTCACGCCGAACTTGAAGAACGAAAACTGGACGAACCCGAAAGACGTGCACTGGACGACCGAGAAGGGCTGGCAAGTGGAGAAGGCCGCGCTCGGGGATCCGATGGGCAACATGGCGACAAACGACCAGTACCTGATCAACCCGATCTACGAGACGGAGGTTCTCACCGACGCGCGGAAGAAATCGGTGATGATGAACCTGGTGCGCCACCGGCCGATGCTGGGACCAAGCGTTTTCCTGCCGACGCGGGACCGGGGCGGTGTGGTGCTGCACTGGCTCACCGCCTACGGGCAGCAGATCCAGGCATCGAAGCCGAATGGCGCCGAGCGCGTGGAGCTCAAGGCATACACCCTCGCCGGCTACATCCCCTGGTACGACGAGTTCGAGGAGGACGTGTTCGTCGACCTCGGCGAGATCTTCCTCGAGGAGTTCACTGACGCCTACGCGCAGGAGTTCGACCGGCAGTGCCTGACCGCGGCGAGCGATCCGTACATCGGGGCGATGAACGCAGACGGGGTGACCGAGCGCAAGATCCAGAGCGCGACGCCCTACGGGATGACCTACAAGGATTTCCGGGAGGCGGTGCTGAAGGTGCCGGCCGAGGAGCGGCGGGACTGCGCATGGTTCTTCAACGAGACGGTGCTGGCGCACGCGGCGAACATCCACGACGCCGAGGGGCGACCGGTATGGAGGGGACCGAACGAAGGGAAGCCGGGGACGATCGACGGGTACGCCTACCACGAGTGCTCGATCCTTCCGCAGATGAGCGAGGTGAAGAAGAACACGGCCTTCGCGATCTTCATGAACCCGAAGCGCATCCAGCACGGCAACCGCAAGGGAATCGAGATCAAACGGTTCGACGGGACGAGCGAGAGCCTCGAGACCGGAGAGATCTTCCTGCGGTTCCGAAAGCGCGACGGGTTCCTGGTCACGCGGAGCAAGGGGAACATGGTCGTGCTGAAGACCGGCGAATAGGAGGCAGGTGAGCATGGGGTACAACGTCAATCTTGAGCGGGTGAGGAATATCGCCGGGAGGACCGAGGAAGTCGGAACGGACATCATCGTCCCGATCCAGGCGGAGAACGACAAGCGGATCACCGTGCCGTGCCTGCTCGCGCGGTGTGGCGCGACCGCGCAGACCCTGACCGTGCTGCAGGTGAAGAGCCTGGACTACGTCGCGGCGGCGGCGCTCGGTGGGCAGAACGCGGTGACGATCACCGAGAGCGCGGAGGACCTTACCGGTCGCCAGGTGTCGGTTCAACTTGCCGACGGTTCGTGGTTCTTCTCGGAGGTGACCGGGAGCGACGCGAAGGCGCAGACACTTGCCGCGAACCTTCCGGCCGAGGGCGCGGCGAAGGACGCACGCTTTGCGATCTTCAATCTCCCGGCCGAGGACGGGAACGAGGTGTTGCCGCTTGCGGCGAACGAGCTCGCGAACCTCCAGGCCCCCTGCCCCGGCCTGTTCGTCGCCGAGGACTTCGGGTTTCCGGTGGTCCTCCACCTGACGAACGAGACGAACCAGGCGGAGATCCTCGGGGGAACGGTGGCCTACATCGGGAAGTGAGGTGTTTCGATGGTAGTGGTCGAGGATCTGATATCGATCAGCGAGTATACGCGGCCGGGGCGGAAACGCCCCGAGACGCTCGCG